AAGCATTCGTTGCTGACGATGGAATTTCAACAGCCGCAACTCCGGTTACACCTGCTGGCGGAGAAGATTTAGCCATAGTTAATCAAAAGAAAGACGAGCCAAAAGCATCCGGTGTTAAAACACCCGGACAAGGTGGTACACCTGCTCGAGTCCCAACAGCCGAAGATGTAGAAACAGAAGAAGAAGTTGTGGTTGAAGATTCAGTTTCTTCTATCTTTGAAGGCCTTGATCTTTCAGAAGAATTTAAAACAAAACTTTCTGTAGTATTTGAAGCCGCTGTCAACGAGCAAGTAACAGAAAAGACAGAAGCTTTGAAAGAAGAGCTCGAAGAAAAATTAGATGAAGAACTTTCAGAAGCTGTTGAAACAAGAATGTCTGAAATTGTCGAAAATCTCGATAAGTATTTAGACTATGTTGTAGATCAGTGGATGGAAGAAAATACTATTGCTATTGAAGCCGGCATCAAGGTTGAAATGGCAGAGTCTCTAATGAATGGTCTTAAGGATCTATTCTCCGAGCACAACATGGAAATTGAAGAAGAAACATTCGATGCAGTTTCTAGCCTTGAAGAAAAAGTTTATGATCTAGAGGAAAGCGCAAACGAACTTGTTTCTGAAAACATTGAACTACAAAGAGAAATTGCTGCTATGAAAGCAGAAAGAGTTTTTGAGGAAATGACAGAAGGTCTTTCTGAAAACCAAAAAGAAAGATTCAAAATTCTTTCCGAAAAGCTTGATGTAGTTGATCTCGAAGATTATAGCGATAATCTCAAGGTCATTAAAGAATCTTTCTTTGGCGAAGGTAAAGTTACTTCTCCAAAGGCAGAAAATATTGAAGAAGATGAAATTATTCTAGAAGAACAGGAAGTAAAGAAACCAGCTTCTGATTACTCTTCTATTAACGCTCTTGTTGAGGCACTCAACGCAAGAAAAAAGAATAATTAATTAAAAATTGGTTTTTTATAAATAAATTTTACGTGAATTAAAAACAAGGAGATAGACAGTAATGAATAACTATCAAAAACTTGTGGAAAAGTGGGCGCCCATTCTAGAGCACGACTCTTTTTCACCAATTACTGATGCACACAAGAGAGCAGTAACAGCTACCATTCTTGAGAACACAGAGCGTGCTCTTTCAGAAACAGGTGACCTTTCTGCTAACATGACAAGCCTTCTTTCAGAAGCTCCAGCTAACGACGCCGGCACAAACGGTTTCAGCGGCTTGGCTACTGCAGCAGGCCCAGTTGCTGGTTACGATCCAGTTCTTATTTCTCTAGTGCGTCGTGCGGTTCCTAACCTAATCGCTTATGACATCTGCGGTGTTCAGCCAATGACAGGTCCAACAGGTCTTATCTTCGCGATGAGAGCTCGTTATACTTCTCAGGCTGGTGCAGAAGCTTTCTACAACGAAGCTGACACAGACTTTGCTGGTACAGGCACACATACTGGCACAATTCCTGTAACTGATGCTGCTAACACAACATTGTTCAACACAGGAACAGGTATGACAACTGCAGCTGCTGAAGCCCTTGGCGACGGTGGTGGTACTAACTTTGCAGAAATGGCCTTCTCAATTGAGAAAGTAACAGTATCTGCAAAGACACGTGCTCTAAAAGCAGAATACACAACTGAGCTTGCTCAGGACCTTCGTGCTGTTCACGGTCTTGATGCAGAGTCTGAGCTTGCTAACATTCTTCAGACTGAAATCCTTTCGGAAATCAACCGCGAAGTTGTTCGTACAATCTACACAACTGCTGAAGTTGGCGCTGCTGCTACTGCTGCTACTGGTGTATTCGACCTTGACGTTGACGCTAACGGCCGTTGGTCGGTAGAGAAGTTCAAGGGTCTTATGTTCCAGATCGAGCAAGAAGCTAACGCAATTGCGAAAGCAACACGTCGCGGTAAGGGTAACATTGTTATCTGCTCTTCTGACGTTGCTTCAGCATTGCAGATGGCTGGTGTTCTTGATTACGCACCTGCTCTTAACAGCAATTCACTTCAGGTTGATGACACAGGCAACACATTTGCTGGTGTTCTTAACGGCCGCTTCCGTGTTTATGTTGATCCATTCGCTGGTTCTAACTACATGGTTGTTGGTTACAAGGGTACTTCTGCGTTCGACGCAGGTCTCTTCTACTGCCCATACGTTCCTCTACAAATGGTTCGTGCAGTTGGCGAGAACAGCTTCCAGCCAAAAATCGGGTTCAAGACTCGTTACGGCATGGTTGCTAACCCATTCGCTGAAGGCGGACTTGCTTCTGGCAACTCTTCTGCTCTTGGCAGACTTGATGCTGGCGTTAACAAGTACTATCGTAAGGTACGTGTTACAAAC